TTGATACCAAGTTCACTTTCACTGATTCGTTTTTGTCAGGGCAAACAGGTGGCGCGCGTATCGCCGACGCCGACGCTGACGTGACGGATTTTGTAGCGACGTTCGGCAATACATCGATCTATGACGCGATTAATCAAACCTACGACGCGATAGGAACCCCGGTTACACTGGTCGAAAATCGTTTGGTGTTCGGTGCGGCGGACGGCGGGTTTGAACAGGACATCAACCTTGCATGGACTGACACACAGTTGTGGGTGCACGGCGCTTACATGGGGGTACTGTCGCAAGGCGACGGCGTGTTTATTGATGGTAAGTTGGGGGTGACCGCCGGCTTCACCGACGAGCATGTGGTGTCGTCCAACTGGCCCACCGCATCGGGGATAGAGATCTTTTCCTCTCCCGCGCAGTGGTCCGAAGCGTACGCCGCCCTTGGTGATTCGGTGGGTTCGGTGTGGGACTTAATCAACGCGGCCGCCGGCGGTAACACTCTTGAGGAAGCGTACAACCAAGGCGGGGCGGGGGCTGGGCGTAGCATAACGATCGCTTCGCTTGTGGGTGTATCTGGTGCGGTATCGCTGTTCTGTCCTTCAGACGTAGATGAAACGTGTCTGGCTATCACAAACCAAAATTCGGGTGCGAGTTCTAACCTCGTAAGTATCTACAATCAGTCGACGGGCAATGCGATTGACATAAACGGTCCGACGGGGACGGACGATTTCTCGGGCTTCGGGCATTTGATTCACAACACGGGGGCAGCGACATACGAAAGCTCTTTGGGGGCGTATGGCAACGCATATCTGAATTTTTGGGCGGACGAGACGGGGGAGTATACAAACGCGACTCTAATTGCCCAAGATGATACAGAGACCGAGTACGCGAGGTTAGTACTTAGTTCTGAGAACGGGGCGGAGTTGCGCGGGTCTGTAGGGGCGGGCGTGGGTCTTTACTGTTCAACGCAAAAGATCGAATTGCTGGGCGACGGCGACATTTACTGCACGGGGCGTTTCCGTGGGGCTAGTCAATATCTAGGCTGGTCCGCATCCTATATCATGGGTCTTTCTTCGGGCGTTCTTGATGCGGACTTCACAACTGTAACTCAAACCCGGTATTGCAATGCTGACGAGAATATAACAGAGGTTGCGGTAGTAGACCCCGTGGGCGTGGGCGTATTCCGCATACGGATTAAAGCGGATGGCGGGACGCGTTCGGTGGGCAACTTCACGTCGGCGACTTCGACGCCGTTCACATTTGTGGGTAATTACAATCTGAACGATGAACCATTATCAATTTTAAATGGGCAAGTCATGCTAATTGAAATGGTGTTTCATGGCGCGACAATCGGGTGGGACGTCAAAGTTGTGACCGAGGTGTAGGCATGCCGGTTTTAATCCATGACGTTGGGGAGTCTACAAACAGTACTGTGTCGGTCTATATCCCTAACGGTCGCCACGATTACATGCTGCTCGCCTTTTCGACAGCATGGAATGAAGATTATTCGTCTGGCGGGTCGGGTATTCCTACGCGGTCCGCGCCATCTGGCGGTGGTGGTACGTGGAATCTAACCACTGGTGTTTATGCAAGCCTTGCTTATGTCGCCGGTGAAGGCCCGGACTATATCAACACTGTTATTTATGCCTGGTATTCATACCCCACATCTCGTGGTACTGTTGTGCTTAATTCTGGTGGGGCTGGGAACGACGACGGTTATCGAACAATCGTGTACTCATTGTCTAATGCAAAGTACTTTGATCATGATTCGATTCAGGACAATGCCGACGGCATTGCCTGGTATAACGCGCTAATGTCGAAACAAGGGTCATCGCCCTTTATCGGGGTGTCCAGTATAATCAAAGGATCACAGCTTGGGAATCTAGGTGCTAAGGATGGTACCGAGATTGACGAATTCGGTGGAACACTGATAAAAGACGGGAACTACGAGTACACATACGCTTCCCATAATCGCCATAGGCGTTATAGAAGTGTGTCGACGGGTGGTTATTGGGAACCGTCTGGACTGTATAACGCAGGTCGGTGCGCAAGTATTATGGTTTCAGTTGACACAGTGGAGTGTCCATAACAAAGGAGTGGTAAACATGGAAAAGGTGACAAACGGTCTTTTAATGCATTTGGAAGCGTTGCTCAAACCCTTGGCAGGATTGGGTAACGTGCACACCAATATCGCGACGGGGCGAAACTTGACGCGTATACAAGCAGCGTTGAAAGAACCTCGGGACCTTATCAAGAGCGACGCGGACATGGCGGCGTTCGTGAAGAATCAGGATTACGCCGTTATGTCGTCGGGTTTTGACCCGGACAAATACGACGAGTCGAGCAAGGCGGAGAAGGGTACCCCGGAGATCGAGTATTACGAACGGTACAAACCCTACGTCGATTTTCTCGACAGCCTAGAGGAAGGTCAACTTGAGCGCGGCGCGGAAAAGATCAACGCTATGTTGACTGACGAAGTCAACGGTTTTGAGCCGTATCACTACAACGAAGAGAAGATGAGTAACGATTTTGGGAGCCCCGATTTGAATGCCAAGATGGCCGCGGTGTTCCTCATTATCGAGGGAGAATAGACCATGGTTGATTTCGCCGACAATCTGCAGAACTTTGTTACCAACATGGGCGGCGACAATGACAAAGCGATGCATTCGTTTTTCGTCCGATTGTTACTCGACAAAACGTCTCTCGACGCGGTGTATACGTCGGGGGGTGTCGGCGGAAAGATCGTGGACTGCGTTCCGGAAGACTGCGGGCGCAAGTGGCGTCGAATGACGATACCAGAACAAGACCCCAAGCCGTTTCTTGATCTCGAGAATGAGCTTGGGGTCTCGTCTGCTTTTGTCGAAGCCAATCGATGGGCGCGGCTCTACGGCGGCGCAGTCATCCTCATCGACATTGAGGGGGACGATCCGACAGAGCCGTTGGACGTCAAGACAGTGTCGCCTAACAAACCGGTTACCGGTCTCATTGTCCGGGATAAGTTTGACATCGCCCCGGGGCTACTGGACAAGCGCACGATGCGCGCCGACTATTACACCGACTTGACGGATGGGGTAAAGTGGCACGAATCGCGCGTGATCGGTCCCTTCTTCGGCGCGCCCCTCCCCCGGCAACTGAGGGAGTCGAACAGGGGTTGGGGCGAGAGCATCCTCGCGCGGCCATACCGGTCACTGCTGAACGAATGCACGACGGCACAAGAGATCGGCGCGCTGATACACGAAGCGCATGTCGACGTTGTGGGGGTTGACGATTTGTCGATGTATCTCGACGGCGGGACAAGGCAACAGAAGTTCGAAGATAGATACCGACTTGGGAAAACACTATCATCGAACCACAACGTTTTTATCTATGACAAATCGAGTGAGACGTGGGAGACCCGCGGGACGGGCGCTGCACTGTCGGGGCTTGCGCCGCTGCTCGAAAAGAACGCGGCGCGCATCGCCGCGGAAGTAGACATCCCCATGTCCCGGTTGTATGGCAAACTCGCAAGCGGGTTGACGACGTCCGCCGACGTCAACGCGGACGACTATCACGCCATGGTGTCGGGGCATCAACACACCCGCTACACCCCGGGGCTTTCCGTCCTCGACCCGCTCTTGTGCCTATCCGTGTATGGGTCCGTCCCCGATGGGTTGACGTATGAGTGGGTTCCGCTGGGGGAGCCGACGGCGAAAGAAAGGGCAGAGACGTTAAAGATACTCGCCGAAGCGATGGAGAAGCTACACCGAATCGGCGCTATCACGCCCGCTCACGTCGCCGAGTACTTGGCGAGCGATCCGACGTTCGACATCGGGGAAGAGTATCTCGAATACTTGAGGGAGCGTGACGGGCTGGACGGTGGGCCGCCGAAGCTCCCATTAGAAGAACCCGACAATGGCGATCAATAGGAAGAAACTAGAGAGCGCTTTTCGAAAAGCGCGCCGCGCAAAAGGTGTTTCCGTCCCGGCGTCGGCTGAACTCGCGGCCGAACGCATCGTCGAACCCTTCGTAATGAAGCGTTGGGAGGGCGCCGCCGAAGCTGCGCTGAAGATTGTCCCCGTGGGCGACTACATCGCCGACGTATCTCAACGCCAGATCAGCAAAGCGATTAACAAGATCTATCGGTCTTACTCTGGTCTGACGTCGTTGGATCGAAAACTAAAAGCGGCGTACGAGCGGGGCAACGAAGAGCATAAAGCCCGGTATCTGTACGAGATGGAACGAGCGCTCGGGGTCGACGCGACATCGCTATTGAAAGAAGAGCGGGCGCGGAAGGACGTACAGAAACGCTTGAAAGCGTCTATAGATTTGATCGTCACGCTTGAGGAAGATTTGAAAGTGCGCCTTGCCCGGGAGATTTGGAATGGGGTGTCGATAGGTGAGAACCGCGGAGCGTTGCGCCGGTTCATCTTGGAACGGAAAGCCGGCTATCCGTCGTGGCGCGCTAAGCTGATAGCCCGGGACCAAACGGCCAAACTGTTTTCTAATCTCTCTCAAACCCGACAAGAAGATTTAGGGATTGAACGCTACATCTGGCGTACCGTGGGTGACGGCGCCGTTAGAGACTCTCACTACGAATTACGCGATCTAACGTTTGAATGGTCAAAACCTCCCGACGTCGGACACCCCGGGGAAGATATACAGTGTCGGTGTGTTGCCGATCCGGATACGTCGAGCGCAAAGTTTTTGCAGTGATTTGACCCGCCGCCCCGCCCCACGATAACGGTATAGTATGGCGGTTTACGAAACACCCGAGGGATACTTGGTCGTCGATGCGACATTGTCGCGGACGGGGATCTATGAGTACTCCGCGGGCGAGATGCGCCGCATGGGAGTTCCGATAGCCGACAAGGTGCCGAACGAGGCTATCGTTAGGATCTATCGGGACGGAAAAGAAGTATTCGACGCCGATGCGCTGAAAAGTTTTGAGCTGAAACCAGCGACCATTAAACACCCGTCGAAGCAAGTAGATCGCGGATCGTTCCGCGATTTGATGCACGGGGTAATCGGCGCGCCGGTGGTCGCGGACGGGGCGCACACCCGAACCAAAGTGCAGCTCATGTCGGATCAAAGTATCAAGCTGTTCCGGCGCGGGCAAACACAGCTGTCAGCGGGGTACACGGCCGTGTTGGACATGACCCCCGGACGAGCCCCGGACGGCACGCCGTATGATGGAAGACAAACTAAGATCGTGGGGAACCACGTGGCCTTAGTCCCCGCTGGTAGAGCGGGAACCGCACAATTAGGTGACACAGTCGCCGTAACAGATGGAGCAAAAGACATGGCAGACGAAAAGACGCATGTCGACGCCGTCGCTTTTGGCGAGCTGAAACAGCAGCACGCCGATATGACTCTACAGCTTGACGCTCTCAAGAAAGAGCGTGACTCCCTCGCGGGGGAAGTCGAAGCGCTGAAGGGTTCGGCGGTGTCTGACGAAGAGATCAAGAAACGGATCGCCGACGGCGTGGCCGCGGAGCTGGCCGCGCGGGACTCCCGGGCAAGAGTGGTCGACAAAGCGAAACAGCTCGCCCCGCGTTTGACCGTTTCGGATTCCGATTCCGAGCGGACGATCATGGAACAGGCGATCAAGGCGCATCGGTCGGACGTCGTTTTTGACGGGCAGTCTGACGATTTCGTGCGGGGGATGTTCGATTCCCTGCAGCCGGTCGCCACTCCGAAAATCCGAACTAGCTCGGAACGGCCCAACGCGTTTGGCGATTCCGTGCCCAGCTATCAAGACCTCCGGGCCTTGGTGCGATAGGGGGTTGAGATGACACTTGGTGCTTTTCAATCTGCAGTTGCCCGCGCGGCCGAAGCCGTCTCTGGGCAAGTAGTCGATCAACATAAAGCGGACATCGAGACGTTCATCCTTGAGTCCACTTCGGTTTCCCCCGGCGTCGTTGTGTCCCGGGGAACCGCGGAAAATCAAGCCGTCGTCGGCGTCAGCACGGAAGTGCTGGGGATCGTCGTGCGGACCGGGGACAACGCGGGCGCCGATGGCTCCGAATCGACCAACACGCCGGTGTACGCTCAGTATGACACTATCGCCGTGTTGCGCGCTGGTGAGATTTGGGCAACCGTGACAGGGACCGGTTCCGCCGGAGCGACGACGATCAACGCCAACGACACTACTGGGGCTATCGACCTTGGCGCCGCGGATACCGGCGAAACCGCGTTGACCGGAATCAAACTCGAGACCACCATGGCCGCGGCCGGCGTGGCGCGCTTGCGACTCGACCGCAACGCGTTCGGGGTGTAGGAGGATACCATGAAACGAAGAGAATTGACCGACGCCCAGCGCCAAAAGATTGAGGACGCGAGGGCGGTTCTTGTTCAAGTGGGGGACGCCCTCAATCGCGAGCTGTCGCTGCATAAAGCGGAGCATTCCGTTTCCGACGCCGTGCCCGCAACGCTCATGCGGCGCGCGTTGGAGTACGCGGTCTCGCAGGGGGTTATGGAGGCTACAACCGCGACGGTATGGCGGGAAGTTTTCCCGATCGACCGCGATATGCCCAAGGGCGCCCGCACCAAGATCTATACGGTGTGGAGCGGGTCTGCCCTCGCCGCGTGGTATCGCGACGGCGCGAAGCATCCCAACGTCGCGGTGGGATCCCACGAAGTGCCGATCACTTTCGACTACATGTCCACTTCGTTCACCTTGTCATCTCTTGAGATGATGGGGGCGAGCTACGCTGGCGTGAGTGTTGAGGCGATGAAGTTTGCCAAAGTGCTCGAAGGCTTCGACAACAAGATCGAAGACTTGATGTTTATCGGTGAGGCCGCGAAAAACTACATCGGTTTGATCGACCACACCAATATCACGCAAGCCAATCTTACCAACGGAGATTGGGACGCGGCGGCCACGACGGCGGCTAATATCATGCAGGACGTCAAGGACGCGATCACGACTATCGTCGACGCGACCAACGCCGCCCGCAACTTCCGAGGGAAGAAGATCTACGCGATGTGCTCCCCGGTTATGTACCGCATCGGGACCACGACTATCGCGAACACGTATACCAACGAGACGGTTGAAACCGTTCTGCTCAAGACCGATCCGAAATTCGGCGGGTTTATTGAATCCCCGATGCACGGAACGACCGACGGCGGATCGGACGATTACATCTCGTTTGGTCCGTTCGACACTGACGAGGCGATCTGCGTCCCCATTTCGATGGACGCAGAGCGTATGCCGCCGGACGACAGGGGTATGACGATTGAGCAGCCCTTCGTAACCTGCGTTGCCGGGTTGCACGTCAAGCAGCCCTTGTGGTTCTTGCAGGGGGAAGGAGCGAAAGAGGCATGATCACTGTAATGAACAATGACGCGCGGGTGTACATCGTGCATCACGTAGGCAAAGCCGGAAAAGCGCTTCGTGTCTCGATCACCCCCGGGGAGAACGAGATCGATGATGCGGTGTGGAACAAGATCAAAGACACTCCCTTTGTCAAAAAGCGAGTGAACCGAAAGTCCCTCGCCGTTGTCAGTGCCCCGAAGAAGAAATCGAAGAGCGATACCGTCGATTTCGGATAGGCAGCCCCTATCATGATCACCCCCACTCAACTACAGACCCGCTTCCCCGGCGATTTCGACGATTACTCGGACGAGTTTATCGAGCTGATAATTGCCGAAGCGGCGGGGCAGATCTCCGAAACGGTGTGGGGCTCCGATTACGATTTGGGGTTGCTGTATCTAACGGCGCACATCATACAGACTACCACTCCCGAAGAGGGGGCCGCGGATGCAGGACCGATCAATCATAGAAAGATTGGTGACGTCGAAGTCCGGTCCGCGGCCTACCTCGCCACTAAATCGGTGGATGGGATGCACCGCACCACATACGGGCAAGCGTTCCTACGGTTACGCCGTATCCACCAAGGCGGACCGTTGGTGGTTTGATGGAAGTCGAAGCAAAATATAAGGGGCGCCGCATTGAAGCACTTCTCGATTTCGCCGCGGCGACGGTAAAATTCGGAGTACTCCGCGGGACGGGCGATCATCCCAACGCGCCCGCCGGAGTCACAACGGCGCTTGTGGCGGCGTGGAACGAATTCGGTACTGCGACTGCCCCAGCGCGCCCTTTCCTGCGAAACACAGTGAGGGAGCACAACTACTATCGCGCCGAGCTGGGGCGAGTGCTGAAAGATCATCTATTGTCCGGGACAAGCCCTATCCTTGATCTGAAGTTACTGGGAGAGCGGGCGGCCGCGGACGTGCGAAATAAGATCTCAAGCGGTGAGTTTGAACCCAACGCGGAGTCAACCATCATCCGGAAGTCGACCTCAAGCGGCCGCAAGGAAACGCCTCTTGTTGATACGGGACATTTGCGCCAATCAATACAGAGTCAAGTTGAGGGCGGGATATGAGACTACTTACTGCGTTTCCAAAAGTGGCCGCGTCATTGGTTCGGCCGGGTGGCGCGTACAACGCCGCGGGGCGTTGGGTGCCTGCCAGCGTCGACCCTGTGCCGATCAAGATCGTAAAACCGCAACCCGCCCGCGGCTCGGAATTGCAAAACCTACCCGAGGGGGAGCGCGTATACACGCACCTGAAAACGTGGACCGAAACGGTTTTGAACGTCGGCGATCTGTTGACGTACAAGGGCGTTGAGTACCGCGTGGTACTAGTGCCGGACTATCAAGATGACGGCGAGTTTTGCAAGGCGCTCATGAGGGAAAACCAGCAATGACACCGACGCTTGACCAGATCGTAGAGTGGATCTCTGATATGCTGGACGGCGCGATCCCCGTTGTGCAGTCGCACCAAAACGCGCCGGCTCCGGAAGGGGACTACGTCTCTATTGCGTATGTGTCGAGTGTCGAAAGTGTTTACCCTTACATCGATAAGCGGCCGGACCCGGACGACCCGAACAACGTGATTTACTCCGCGAATACTTCGATAGAGCTGTCCGTTGACGTGTCGGTGTATTCGGCGAACGGCCACGAAATTCTGGAAGATTTGAAAACGAGGGGGAGCCTACCTCCCGCCGTCGGGCGTCCGATTCTTGCAACGGCGGGCCCCATCTTTGGTCCCGCGTTTTTCGACGATACTGGTTTTTCCCCGCGGTATATGTCCGAATTCATGTTTCGGACGCAACATACGAACGAGTACACCGAACGAAGGGTGCGGCGCATCATCTCCGATGGGGACGTAGGAGATAATCACTTGACATTCGACGAGACCCTTAAGACGCCTACACCGGCGCCGTCCCGAGGTGCCCTACTGATAGGTCATCTTGACGCTGTACTAGTCGGGGCGTCAGGTGATAGGCTGCATTCAGTGGAGGTTGATTGATGGGCCAGCGATACCACAAGGATGAACCGTTAGAATCGAGGCACCCGCCGATCAACTGGACTGTTGCGGATGCCGCAGAGCGCGCCGCGCTAACCGGGTTGGACGTTTATGGCAACCCGCGGATCGGCGGTATCGCGTGGCAACAAGACAACGATTCGCTTTGGTACTTGGTATCGACGGCCCCCGCGGTGTGGACCCAGATCACTATCGTCAATCAACCCTTTGACCCGGCGACTTTGTCTGCGGGGGAGTATCGATCATTGGACGCCCCCGAAGTAGTGACGGTCGCCGAAAACACCGTTGGGGCGGGGGCGGTGCTATCGGTGTCCGATGCGGACGGCGGCTATTACATGGCCAACGCATCGACGGACGCCGACGCACAAACCGCCGATCTGTGTCTCGCTCTTGAAGATGGCGTTGGCGCCAAGATAGTAACCCGTGAGTGTTACTATCGCAAAGCGGGCTGGACATGGACACCGGGTGGGGCGCTTTGGATCGACACCACAGACGGCGTGATAGTGCAATCGATCCCCGCGGCGCCGGCATACGTCAAGTGCATCGGCCGCGCGGTGTCAGCGGACACAATCTATTTTCGCCCCCAAGGGGCCTTGGTGAAGAAGGTTAGTGATGTCTAAGAAAAAAAAGAAAATGATCGCCGCTATTGTTGCGGTAATCGTCACCGCCATCTTGGGTCTACTGAAAGCGACAGAGACCGTAACCGATCCAATCGTGTTGGACGGGATTGGTCAAAGCCTTGACGCGGTGGCGGGCGAAGTGATCGACGCAATGGACGAAGATACCGAGGCTCCTAACGGGGGTTTGGTTATCACCGGGGCTGGACAGGTTCCGGTTGTGAAAGGAAAATAACATGAGACGGTTTTTTGCAATTTTCGCTTTGGCGGTTGGACTGTTTGCTATGCCGGGGGTTTCCCATGCACAGCTGACGTTCCACATCTTCCACAATTTCGAGACGGCGGTTCACGGTGGCGACATCAACGTTGACACCACGGGCAACGGGGGCGACACGTTCAAGGTGGCGCTCTCCAACACCGCGATGACAGCGTCTTGGACCCAGTTTTCGCAGGTGACAGAGATCAGCGGAGGTAATGGATACACCGCGGGCGGCGCCGAGATGGCCACGCAGAGTTTGTCCCAAACTACCGGAGCGATGACGTGGGTCGGCGATACGGTGAGTTGGACGGCGTCGAGCGGGTCTATCGGACCGGCGCGCTACTTTGTGCTTTATTCTGATACGTCCACCAACGATCTGCTTGTGGGCTGGTGGGACTATGGGTCTGAATTTACTGTAGCGGACGGACAGGATCTCACCCTCACCCTCACGACTCTGTTGACCATCACGACCACCGCATCGCTGACGTTGCCCGAGGGGGTGATCCAATTGGGTGCAGAACGGTGGGACTGCGTTCTACCGAACCGACAGCGACTGCTTTCGCGCGCCGCATAAGGCTCCGATGTATGCCCCTCCGCCGTCTACATGGGTATGATGAATCCCTCGGTACCCCGAACTATCTAGCGGAACCAGACGACTATCATTTGGTAGTCGACCAGGTTTCGGTGGCTGGCGGAATCGGAAAAGAACTCCGCGTCTATCGCAACCCTTCTACGGGCGCGGCAGCAGTCAAAGCACATATTCATGCATCAAACGGGGGCCTCTTACGCGATTTTTCGTCTGGCGGCGATCTTGAGCTGGCGTCTACTGGATGGAATGCCTTTTCTATTTCGGATCTCGAGATCACCGATTCAACCATATACAGATTGAGCTTAGTCGCCGAAGTGGACAATCTTATAGGGGGTTACTACGGGGGTGAGGCCACCGGTCAAGAGTATTATCAGCCCTCTTCATTTTCGAGCCATACCGCACCGGATCCCCTAGATACCTCCGGGTGGGGGAGTGACGATCCATATGACCTCGGGATAGCGGTTTGGGGATACATCCCACCAACAATTTCGAGTGATGACCGAAGCGGCGTCCTTGGCGCCACTGATACCGACGTAACGTTGTTTGGTGCCGATTTAGAAGCGGCCCAGGGTGACGGCAAGGTGTATCTCTCGGATAATGCTACGTGGGGCCTTGGCACAGTGGTTGAGCAGACGAACGTGACAACGTGGACCGACGCCTTTGTCATATTCAACGTCACCCCGGGGACTCTTCAAACCGGCCCCGTTTATGCGTGGGTGGAGACCGATAGCGGGCAGCACAATGCCGTTGGACACTCGTTTTCGTTTACCGCGGTGAGTGGGGACGTCGAAGCAACCGGAGCCGGACAATCTCCAACGATAGGCCAAGGGACCGGGAGCGCATCGGCGCCCATCGATGCAACTGGCGCGGGCCAGACACCGGCGATAGATCAAGGGACGGCCGCGGCGCAAGTCGGCTCCGACGTCGAAGCGACTGGGGCCGGACAGACTCCGACGGTAGACCAGGGGACTGGGAGTGCATCGGCGCCAGTGTCAGCGACCGGGGCAGGACAGTCGCCGACGGTAGACCAGGGGACGGCCGCGGCGCAAGCGGGTGTTTCTACAGGTCCCGTTGCAGAGTACTTATTCAACGAGGCGGCGAGCGGAGCCGGGACCGGAACCGTCGAGGACCAGCGACCGAACGCCGCGGATCTGACGATCACCTATGATTCAAGTGAGCCGGTGTATGACACCGACACCGGCGGGCGGCTCCTCGATTTCGGCGACGACCATACAGCAGAGTCCAGGCTACGTGCAAATCACGGCCCAGTGACGACGGGGCACAAAGTCCACACCGCGCTGCACGGGTCAAAAAAAGTGACGTGGGAATTGGTATACAGGCTGCCTCCTACCCAAAACGACTACCGCCGCGGGTTCCCTCTTATGATGGCATGCCAGAAGGACTTCGAGGGGGTCGAAAACGGAATCTATGGGTACGCTGGGCACTATGACGTGAACAGTGGGGACACACTACAAATTTCGTTCAACTCCATAGGCACGGTTGACTACCACACCGATCCAACAACTTTTTACGAGCACTATTTTAACCGCAACGTAAAACTTGATGACGCCCCGCCATACGGTGGCGGGACAAATGAGAATTTTTACGAAACGAGCGAACGAACTATCGTTGTGCATTTCGTCGTTGATACGACGCAACCGAACGCTATCGACCGAATACAGCTCTGGATTGACGGAACTCGGTATGCGCTCGATTCGTGGAACGGGTACGATCACCCGACAGCCCCACTGTTCCACGGCGGCCAAGATGTGCCGCTGAACGCGGAGATCCATTTGACGCCGTTCTCGTCCGGAACGGGCAACTACGAAGTTCAAATCAGCGTTGGTTGTGAGTCGTATCCGAACGGCGGCACCCCCCGGGGCCAGGTCGGATATGGCGCGGTATACGACCGGGCCTTTGGTGCGACCGAGATCGGCGCACGCGCAACGGCGCTTGCGGCCGACCATGACTCCGCTTGGGTTGGGAATGTCGACGTAACCGGCGCCGGACAGGCACCGACGGTCAACCAGGGGGTTGGGAGCGCATCGGCGCCTATCGATGCGACCGGGGCGGGGCAGGAAGTAGGCGAGTCACAGGGTGATGCGGGAGTGACGGCGCCCATCGACGTAACCGGAGCGGGGCAAACGGCGTCGACCGATCAAGGCGATGCGGATACAGCAGCGCCCATCGACGTAACCGGAGCGGGGCAGACGGCGTCGACCGATCAGGGCGATGCGGACACAGCAGCGCCCATCGATGTAACCGGAGCGGGGCAGACGGCGTCGACCGATCAGGGCGATGCGGACACAGCAGCGCCCATCGATGTAACCGGAGCGGGGCAGACGGCGACGGTCACCCCAGGTAGCGCCGCGGCGCAAGCGGGCGGGGCGGTCGCCGCGGTTGGGGCGGGGCAGTCACCGACCGTCGACCAGGGGGTCGCCTCCCTCCCGGTCAACGCGACCGGAGCGGGGCAGACGGCGTCGACCGATCAAGGCGATGCGGACACAGCAGCGCCCATCGACGTAACCGGAGCGGGTCAATCGGCGTCGATCGATCAAGGCGATGCGGGCGTTTCCATATCTGGACCGGTGGAGGCGACGGGCGTCGGGCAGACGCCGACAGTAGGCCAGGGCGCCGCGTCGGCGTCGATACGGGATAGCGTATGGGGTAACGTGTCCGAAATTGACGGAGTGGACGTACAAAATATAGAGTCAATCATGGGTATAGCGAGCCAAAACATAGATGAGATCGACGGCGTTGCCGTGTAAGAGGGAAGCAATGGACCAAAAACTTTTTTATGATGTAACGGTCAATCTGCGGGCAGCGTACCCGCAACAAGTACAGTTTGATAAAGAACTGGCGTTGTTGGATTCTGACGAAGTGCCAATCTATGATCGGGTGCGGGTGATTACACCGGACGCGGTTTCTGACCTCGAAGAGGGTGGCGACGCGCGCGCAATCGCGACGGCGTTTTTCGGACAAGCCGACAAAGCCGATCAGCTCATTCTCGCGAGGGTTGCCAAGACGGCGATTCCGCCCGCGTTCGTTTGCGGGACGGTTGACACAACGGCCGCGAACTGGGCAGCGCTGGGGGCGTCCGCCACTTTCACGGTTACCGATAGCGACACCAATTCGACGGTGGTCACTTGTGGTCCTTTCACAGGCGTGACGTCGTTCTCCCAAGTGCTACCGATTCTCAATGCGGGGCTTGCGGACCTTTCCAGCCCCGACGTCGTTGGGCTCGACTCCGCGGAATTCGCGCTGGATTATGCGGGTAAACCCGTTCTCAATATGCCAGCGGGGCAGGACGACGGGGACCCGACTATCACGATCACTTACAGCGCGACCCCGGCGACGATAGCCTATCTCCTCGGAGTGCAGTCCGCAACAGACGGGGAGTCTGTATCCGGTAACGCGGTTGAAACGCTGCTCACCGCACGCGCCGCGGCCAAGAACCTGCTCGACGGTTACAACGTAGCACTGCTTGAACGGGGCGGAGCGTCGAACGATGACGAGATTGTGGCCCTTGCCGCGCAGATTCAAACCGAACGACATCAAATGACGATTGTCGACGGTTCGAGTCACGCCCCCGATGCGGGGGAGACCGACGATCTGCAGTCCCGGTTGTCCACGCTTGGGTATGACCGTACCACGGTTATCTATTCGTCCCATTCGGACTATCCGGATTTCGCCGCGGACGGCGCTTTCTTACCCGCGGACCCCGGCTCCCGGAGCTACGGTCACACCCCGCTGACCGGTGTTCTGGCAAGCGGGTCAGTGGGCCCAGACAACGATTTGACGCCGACAGAAAAGGCGGCGTTGGACGCCAAGGGTTGCAACTACGTTGTGACTACGGGCGGATACACTTTCGTTCATCGTGGGAAAACCGCGGGCGGCGTAGAGAAACGAATGAAGCTCGGGGCCGATTGGCTCGAAGCGAATATTCAAAACGATCTGCAAGCGCTCGATATGAACGAGGACCTACTTGGGTTCGACAAGGAAACCCTTGGCGCAATCGACGGCATCTTCCGGCGCTGGTTGGACATCGGTGTTGAACGCCGGCTGATTTCCGATTACGAAATCACGCTCCCGACGGTCGAAGAATTCACGGCGGCCGAAAAGGCGAGCGGAGATATGTCGCTTGTGAAAGCGTTCCGTGCGAACGGCATTTTTGAGGCGCATACATTTACCATCAATGGGTCCATTGATTTGGGATAGGAGATAAGCATCATGCCGAGTAGACAACAATGGAGTGGCCGGGACATCGTTATCACGGGGGACGGGTTACCGTTCCGCGGATTGTCCGAAGCAGATGACGCCGTAACGGTAGAGTATATCGAGCCACTGTATCATGATTCGGTGGTAGACCGAAACGGTGACAACGGAGTTCACGTCGAGAACCCGAAACGGAAATTGCGAATTCAATTGAAATTCATGGTCGGCGCAACCGCGGACTTGGCGCGCATGCACGCTCAGATAGAATTGCGTAAGCCCTTCGTGACTTTCAACGGTCGTAACCTCGGATCGTCAACGTCTGCGTTTACCGCGTCGAACGTGGCGATCAAGACGGTCGGCCAGTGGAGCGGGAGCAACAAACCCATGGAAGTGACGTTCGAGCTTGAAGCGACCAAAGGCCAAATCATCCACGGTGGGCAACGCGTTTACGGGGTGTAGTCAATAAGGGAGTGGTACCATGAGACTAAGCAAAGAACAGAGATTGATCAAATGCTTCGACGGAAAGAAGCGCGTCTTTTCTTTTGCGCCGATGGACGTTGAAAGCGCGATGGACGTAGAAGACGAGCTCGTGAGAGTCGCCGCTGACGTTGTCAGCAAAGCGGGTCCGGGGATTGAAGAAGTGTTTCGCGAGCGCGCAAAAATCACCGCTGACGATTTGCGGGCCTTGACCAACCTCCCCGCCGGAGTGCTACAAGCTATCCCGCGAGACTCGCTCAAGTGGCTATCGCGCAAGCTGCTTAATGGTTTGGTCATTCTTGATGAGAATGAAGACCCCGACGGTGGAACAGCGGTTATGGTCAAGGACGGTTGGGCGGAGCCCTACTTTAAGGGCCGCTGGCCGGAGCGCATCGAAGTATTGATCCACGCCGTTGATATTTCGTTCCCCGGGTATTTTTCCAACGCCCAGGCGTTTGCCGCCGGTTTAGTCGAGCGCTTGGGCGGGATTATACCGAAGGGATCGAAAGAAGGGTCAGCAACCGAATGATGACAGTGATCGCAGTGGCCGAACGTTTCCACTGCGACCCCGTCTCTGTTCTACGCTGGCCCAACGCGCTATACTTGGACGTTCTGGAATCGTTGGAAGTTCAAGCAGTGGCGGACGAAAGAAGGGAAGCCGAACGCAATGACAACCGTAATTGAAGAATTCGTTGCGAAACTTGGTTGGGACGTAAACAACCAAGGGCTTTCCGAATTCAAGCGCGGTGTGACCAACTTGCGTTCGACGGTTCGAAACGTCAAGCGCGCCATAGTGATAACGGCAACCGCCGGCGCCGGCGCCGTTGCTCTCCTAGCTCGGTCCTTCTCTCGCATTGAAGATTCTGAAGCGGCGTTTACACCGCTACTGGGAAGCGTTGAACGCGCCAAAGAACTTGTCAAACAGTTGAACGACACCGCGGCCACAACCCCATTCCGTTTTCAAAACCTCGCCGACGCCGCGCAACTGTTGCTACCTTCCATGGGTGGTAACATCGAAGAGACGATCAACCGTGTCCGCATGCTCGGGGATACAGCGCAGGGGAACGCGCAAAAACTGGAATCCATTACCCGGGGTTACAATAAGTCTATCTTGAAAATGAAGGTGGATATGGAATCCCTGAACATGATCATGGAGGGTGGCGGGGTCCCAATCTTACAAGCCCTTGGCGAAGTGGTGGGAAAAACCGGAACCGCTTTAACGAAGAGTATTTCCGCTGGCAAGGTGTCGGCGGCCGATCTCACCGAAGCGTTCCGGCATATGACACGTGAGGGGGGCATCTATTACAAGGGTATGGAGATCGCATCCCGTACCCTCACGGGGCGCTTGTCCACTCTCATGGATAACGTCACAATTCTAAACGCCGAACTAGGTTCCGCATTGGCGCCGGAACTCAAACGCGTAACGCTGTACCTCACGGGGCTGATACAGCAAGCCAAAGAATGGGCGGTTGCGAACAAGAGCGTTATTGAGGCGGGGTTCATCGATTTCGTGCGGGACCTAACGTCTGCTTTCAAACTGCTACTTTCAATCGGGTCTTTTCTACGATCTTTTATAGACACCCTCGGAGGGCTTGGGAACACTCTTAAGTTGATCGGTATCGCTTTGGTATCGATCAAATTTGCGCCTCTGCTGTTCGGGTTGAAAAGTGTGATCGCACTTGCGCCCAACGTAGGCGCCGCGCTGGCCGCGGCCGGATCAACAGCAATGGCGGGGTGGGCCCCCTTCGCGCTGGGCATCGCCGCGGCGTTTCTTTTGATCGACGACATTCACGGGTCGCTGACTGGCAAGGACTCTTTGGGCGGACGGATTGAAAAGAGCCTTGGACTGTCCGACGCTTTGCACGATATGACTGAGTTTGTGGCGCTACTTGCAGGAGTAAACGTCGACGAATTCTATTTACGTTTGACGCAAGACGGCTTCGGGGCGGCGTTGCAGTACATTTTCGACAATATGGACGTCAATTTCAAACATCTCTTGGATTCCATGTTGTCGGCGGTAAACGGCTGGGCGGATAAAGCGTTGAAACTTTTTCTGTTGATCCCTGATAAGATCTATCAGGGTTTGGTATCCGCATTCAATGCGGTCTTTGACGAGTTGCGCCCCTACGTTTCGAAGTTAGGGGTCGATCTACCTCGGATAAAACAAAACTCTTTTAGTAATTACTTGTCCGAAGCTTCCCAGCCCAGACAGTTAACACGGAAAGGGGTCCTTGCTTTAGGGCCCGGTTTCGTAAGCCCCTCGTCGGCGAACGGCGCGCCGGTGACTATCAATCAAACCGTGCAGGTCGAATCCAACGCGTCGCCGGAGCGTATCGGGTTTGTTGCGGCGCAATCGATGGAACGATCACTTGAGCGAGTGAGAAAGAACGCGGGGCGGTAATGGGTACACCTACTCTCATCGGCGATTTGTATGTTGACGTAGTTACCCGGCGTGCCCACTCCGCGCCGCTGACTATTACGACACATACAATAGAGGACGGGTCCCAGCTGGCCAATCATGTGGAAGAGCAAGTTGAGACATTAGTCCTTGACGTGACATTGGCGGACGACAACCAGGCGTACTTCGGCTCCGATGATGCATTGATAAAGGCGCAAAACCGTGTAACGTCGAAAGATGCGAAACGCAAAGCGTTGCTCGCGATCAAAGACTCTAAAGAAATTGTCAATGTTGTTATGCCGGACGACTTCTACCCCTCTTTTGCAATAGTTGATATTCAGGCGAACGAAGACAACGCGAGTATTTATCAACCCATGGTGATTTTGCAAAAGGTCCGCACCGCCGAAACGACCACAAAGAAAGTGCCGCTTGACCGTATAAAGAAAAAGAAGAACGCGGCGAAAACCAAAGCGGCGCAACAGCAAGAGGAGACGAAGGACGGCGGACAAAAACAAACTGAGGCCGCGACGAAAAAAGTGAACTCGAAAACGATTGCCGAAGCGGGATATAAATACTTCAAGAGCTTCATTTCGGGAGACCAGTAATGGAACTGATACCTCTAGAGCCAATTGATGCCCATGTCTTCCGCGCAACTCTTGACGGCTACCGTGTGACGTTTCGGCAGCATTATCAAACGTGGGCGGGGCGCTGGTATCTTGACGTCACTTGCGCCGAAGTCGGTTTAGACTCCCGCGGGTTTGCGCTTGTAACGGGGCGAGACATCTTGGCGAATCGAACGTTAGGCCGCATGGGTCGCCTGTTCTTACTCGACACCGCAGGGGATGAGGACCCAACATATGAAGGGCTCGGGACTCGTTGGGTTTTGCTGTACCAGACACGGAGTGAAGTCGATGCGAGCGCCTGAATTCTATACCCGCGCGGTTTTCATCGATGCTAACGGCGACGCCGTCGAAGCGAATAGCCCGTTCAGGATGAATTTTGTGATCGATAAAACGTTCAAGCGCAAACCCGATTCGGCGGAGCTGACGATCAAAAACTTACACCCATCCATCCGGCGCAAAGTCGGATTGACCGCCGTCGGGTTGGAGGTTTACTGCGGTACTGATAAGGCGTTGCTACCGTTGCTTTTTAAGGGTGTCGTCACGGACGCCACGGTGTCACGCTCTAGTGACCATGTTGACCAGGACTGCACAGTGTATGCGGAAGACACGAAAAGCGATCTGCGGGAGAAAGTGATCGGCCGATCTTTCAGAGCGGGGCTGACAGTCGCGTCGGTGTTGTCCGACTTAGCGATTGCAGGCGGTGTACCGCTTGACATCCAAACGACAACGCCGAAGCTAAACGCCCCGCTGCCCTTGCTTGGCGCGCCCGCCGCGCTACTCGAAGAGACTTGTACGCTATATGGGCTCCGGTATCAGATCGTGTCGGGCGTTGCGATAGTCACCGACACGGACGCCCCGCTTGACGTTGCGCAAGTGCCAGTTGTCAACTCCAAAACGGGATTGCGCGGCGTGCCCACAAGCGCGGTAGAAGGTAAGCGCGTGAAGGTGACGGCGAACACTTCTTTGGACGCTAACTTGGCACCGGGTGGGCGTTGTATCATCGAAACCGAATCAACGCTTGGGAGCCGGAGCGCGCCCATCAAACCAAGCGCGGTGTACTTAATCGAGCGGGTTGTATTCTCGAGTAGCGATTATCAGGCAACCATAACGGGGAGGGAACTTGGACCGGATTGAGAACATACTTTCCGAGATCCTTGAAGGGCAACGGATGTTACCACCACTCCCCGGGACGGTAGAAGCTTGGGACGCCAGCACCCAACGCGCAACGGTACGGGTGTATGACGGCGACGTTACCACGGCACTGACCGAAGTTCCTCTATTACTACCTTGTGGGGGCGACTGGGATATAGTGATCCACCCCGCCGACGGTGACCGGGTCCTTGTCCTCTTTTGTGGGCAAGAGATCTACCACTGGCTGACAGGTTCGGGGCCCGCGCCGACGAGGGAGCCGCCCCGTCTCGCCTATGCCGTAGCGATCCCCGTGCTCCCCCGCCGCCGTATCCATTCGGCCGGGACATCCGCGGGAATCACACTGCGGAAATCAGACGGCAGTGTGCAGATCGAAATGACCAGCACGGGGATCGCGGCGACTGGCAACCTAGATGTTGACGGGGATGTATCCGCGTCAGGCAACATTACAGCGTCGGGTAACATTACAGCTGGAACCGCGACTCCCGCAACCCAAGTTTCGCTTTTGACGCATACACATACAGGTGGCACATTGAGCGGTGGTAACACTGGGCTGCCGAACCCGGGGAGTTAATGCTATGGCAAGAGACATCAAAGTTGACATCTACGGGGACATCGATTTGTCGACGGGCGATATAGAGTTTGTCGACGACATCGAAGAAGTAGCGCAGGTCTTGAAAACCAAAACGCTCACGCTGTATGATGAGGACCGGTACGCGCCGGAGACGGGGATCAAATGGTTCGGCGAAAAGTCGATGTATGATCATGCCGAGAATACCACACTGCAAGAGCTACTTTTGAGGCGTGACTTCTTGTCGATTCCAGAAGTCCCATCCGTGCCGATACTGACATTGAACGGGGGCGACCATAAAGGAGACCCGGTTCAAGTTGTCTTTGTAGCCAACACGATATATGGTCAGATTGAGGCGACGAACAAATGAGCTATATCGACGAAAATGGATTGACGATACCGACGCAGGCAGAGATCGCGGAGCTCGCGAAGGAGCGCCTACAGACCGCCCTAGAGGGAAAGTTACGCGCCAATCCCTCGTCCAACGCTTACAGGCTTCTCGTATCCATGCTGTCCGAGGCAAAGAGCGAGACCCTTGCAGCGCTACAAGAGGTCGTTTCCGCATTGTTGCCGGGAACGTCGTCGGGGGAGTTCCTCACGGAACTAATGCGCTTCAACGGCATAACGCGCAACGAATCGGAATACTCTACTGTATCCCTCACAGTCACTGCGAACGCGGGCGCTATGGACGTCCCCGCAGGTGAAGCGATAGCGGGCACCGAGGCGGGCGTCAACTTTGTGATCACTGAAGACATAAGCTTAGCCCCATTGGCGAGCGCGCTTTACTCTGCACGGTCCGTGGAGAAAGGCGCCTTCAATGTGGGCGCCGGGGAAGTGACTAAGATCGTTACCCCCCAATATGGTTGGGGAAGCGTGACGAACCCCTTAGCGTCCACTCCCGGCAGGTTGACAGAGACGGACCCCGCCGCACGCCGACGGCGTTGGTTGGCCGCTCGCGGCGTTGGGATGCATCATCCAAGTGCGATCAAGCGCGCACTGATGGATTTGAACGGCGTTGAAGAGGTGAAAGTTATCGTCAACGCAACCCAAGAAGCTCTCGGCTCCGGTCAACCCGCGGGGAGTATTTGGCCAATAGTGTGGGGCGGTGACGAAACGGAGATCGTCGAAACGTTGTTTGGCGTGTCGGGCGCGCAAACCCCCGCCGGGTTTGGCGCTATCGGCGCGGGTATATCAAGCTGGGGGTCAACCACCGTATCTGTTACTGATACCGACGTTGACCAGACGGGGGACGTCTCGTACTCAGTGGGCACCGACGTTCCGATCTATGTGCAGGTGAGGACGCGCAAGCAAGCGGGTTACCCGTCCGACGGTGACACCCGTATCCGGCAAGCGATTGAGAAATTTTTCGACGGTGACCTTGTGTTGGAGATTGATGGTGTAGAAACTCCGCAGATCCCCTTTGCGGGTGGCGAAACGGTGACCGCGGCGCGGCTATACACTCCCGCCAATATCGTCCCAAGCCACAATATACAAGAGATCCGCATCGGCTTAAGCTCCAGTCCTACAGGGTCGGCAGACATCCTCATGAGCCCGGACGAAAGGGGTGTCTCTGAGCTGGCCCTAATCAGTGTTGTGGGGGTGTAAGGATGCGCGTGGTATTAGACTCGGGGATGCCGCGGTCTAATCCGGAAGGTGCCCAGATCGCCGGCGAGATAGCACGGGGTGTAGTTGAGACATTATCCAGGGCTGGGCACGTTGCAATAGCGCTTGACGCGTTCGTGCCTATCAGCGCAAGGGTAGAAGTAGCGGGTAGCCTACGCGCTGACGCTTACCTATCGATTCAAGTTAGGAGCGACACCCGCGGGTCTCATGGGGCTGGTATCTACACCAATACCGATCCCCTCGGAGCGTCCCTGTTCGATTCATTCTCTAATGTCCCGTTCTGGCGATCGCAGTCGAGCGACAGCTCTTTGTATCTAATCACCCGGCAGCCGGAGCGCGCCGTTGCGGTGCTACATTGTGGCTACATCACACACTGGCATGACTCCCAAGTATTACGATCCGCGGACGGGCGCTTGTCTATAGCGCAAGCGATAGCGAAAGGTTTTCTAGTATGGGCCAGTTAAAAGACGATCTGTTATCCGGTCGGCTTGATCAATTTGTCGACGGTCCAAACTGGGAAGCGATCATATCGTGGATCGCCGACGAGTTTGAGGAAGTGATCGAAGCCGCCCTTTACCTGCTTATGCTCACATGGTTGGATGAATCAGAGGGCGTATGGGTTGATCGCATCGGCGACATAGTAGGGGCAGATCGGCCGGGGAATGAAGAACTAGAGCGTGTGTTTCGCTGCAGCGGTGCGGACGATCCGACGTATGACCCGCTACACGGTTTCGCGAATAGCAGCGGGACTATCGGCGGCTTTCTATCCGGCCGCTGGGGTGTACCCAAAGACGGTCTGGAAGATGACACCGACTACAAGGAAGTGATCAAGGCAAAGATAGCGGGCACGAGCCCATACAGCGGGGACGCCAGCGTTCCCGGCCTTGCGCGCTTTGTCCGTAGTGCTTACGGTCTCGACTGCGCCGTGTCGGTTGTGGGTCTGCGACAAGTGCGGATTGAGTTAGACGGCGACTATGATTTGAGACAACGGCGCTACCTCGAAGAATACGCGCCGATCTTGGCGGGGGTTGAATTAAGCATCCCCACGTATCCGGAGCTATAACATGAAAAATTTATTTAGTTGGTTGAAAGTTTGGGCGACGGACGCGGGGACACGATCCGAAAGAAGCGATACCAAGATCGCGCAAGGGTGGAAACTTGGGGAGCCGCCGAGGTGGTACGAGTGGAACTATCAGGAGAACGCACGGGATAAACGTATCAACGAGAACTCCCTCGCCGTTACCCAGCTGGGGTCCCGTTCGGCGGCGAAAACACCCAAAGCCCTTTGCGGGCGGTTGAACACAGGAAGCTTTCAGCACGTTGACCCAGGGTGGGGGCTTCACACCCTCGCTATTGGCACCGGTATCCGGGGTTCATGTCTTGGATGGGATGCGGACGGCGATAGCGAAACCGGGCCAAGACCCGTTCTGTGGGTATTGACGACCGACGACACTATTCGACCAATCAGCCAGTGCTACCAGCCCGACGAGGCGTTGTCCCTTGGCACTGCGTTTACCCCCGTGTTTCCCGAAACGGCGGGCGGCATCGGCGCGATCTGCTGTGATGGTTCCTACATGTACGTCCTATGGTGGGCCGATGCGGACGACGAGATCCACGTCTCGCGTTACGCCGCATCGGGGGCGACGTTCAGTACTGCGGCCGATTGGACGTATGCAACGGGCCTCACTCACGCGTTGGCGCCCATCAACAAATCGATGCGTCTCATCCTCGCCGATGCGGATACACTGGCCTTCTTTTGGGTAGAGAGTAGTGGCACACTTATCGGCGTCCTCGGTACCGACGGGACCGGGTTTGATAGTGGGACAGGTAATGCCACGGTGACGGCCGTTGACCACGCTATCATTAGCCTATCGTCCGACGGGCAGCACGTGTACTGGTTACAGTCCGCGGTGTCTGGGTCCGACACGGTGTTCCATCTGGCGTCCGCCAAACTGTCCGATCTGTCGACGTCCGACTATACACTCGCGGCGATAGCGACCGAAGCTACGGCCGACGTTTACTACCACCCCAAAGCGGTTCTAGCCCGTCACAACTGCGTCAACGTTGTCACCCCATCGGGTAGAGTGTACGTCTTTGACCAAGCCACTGATCGGATAGACCCGTCCGTAAACGTCACACCCACGACGTCCGCTGACGCATACAACCATGGCGGCGCGGTTGGGTTCGACGACTTCAATCTGTGGGTTGCCGCCCGAACGGAAAATGTAAAGGGCGTCTATGCCCTATCATTTTACAAGATACCGGCGAGTATGGCCGGTTCCGAATCAGGCCGATCCACGTTTTATGATTACGTCGCAAACAGGATTTCCATTCTCGACGATACCGACTATGACAACATAGCCCTTGGGTTTTTCGAGTTCGACGGTCGCGACCTTTGGTTCTTGTCTACCAACGGCGGGTACGTGGTCCGTATCACAAACCCCGCTTTGCGATAGGAGGTTACACAATGTTGATACCCCACGAAAATGGCTGGTCTTGGAACGATGGCCCCGTGAGACGCAATAAGGAAGATGCTCTTGCGGACGCCACAGTAGAAGTGACTGACTCCGGGGAGATGGTGTACACCGTCGACACCGCCGAATTGATGGAGGTTGACGCGGACTATGAGCCTTGACGAGAAGACGCGAAACGAAGTGAGAGAGATTGTGCGCGCCACCGTAGCGGAGATGGAGTTGCGAACGGTCAAAGCGATGAATGAGCTACAAATCGAAATCGCCCAGATCCCCCACCACATAGCCGGCGCAATTTCCAGTTGCCAGAGTAAGCAAGAATCAAAGCGCCGATGGAGTACAGGGATCGCGATCTCACTTGCTGCTGTAGCGGCATCTATTATCACGTTCATTGCGAGTCTCTACGCTTCGTAGGCCACACGCGCACGTCATACCCCCCGGGGCGAATCGGTGCACCGTCAACCCATCCGCCCGAGCATAGCAACTCTTTTCCGGTTTGCGATCCAACGGCTTCGGCTTTTTTATTCTGCCATAGTGTAAATTGGGATGTTCTTCCGGGGAGTCCCCCGCAAGGGCTAGCATCGATAGGACTCTGCTGGGCTCCGTCTCGCCAAAAATATCTTGCCAGCAGTCCCGGCACATCGCAACACCGTCGGTGATGTCTAACTCAAGTGACGGCCTATCCGCGCCGCACACCGAACAAGAGGGCGCCGCAAAGAAACACGCCGCGCACCACACCCCATCAATACCGGAGCGCAAGGCGCCCCGTGTCTTGTGCGCTGTACACCCTTCCGTCTGGCACTCCCAAAGTGGATCGGCTATCTTCTTCGCCCCCAATTGATAGCGTATGTAACGCACCTTTACGGGTTCCATTTTTAACCAACGTTGTTTTCTATTCAGACTCATGTGCTTTCCCTTCCTTCAGTTCTCGGATTGCGTCTAACAAAGCCTTTTGTCGATCACCCTTACACGCTAGACCTTTCATGATGGGAGTGTCAATCGATCCCTTAGCGATCAAGCGATGCACGCGCACCGTACCCTCTACTCCTTGTCGCCATACCCGCCGGACAGCTTGATAGTCGTCGTCGTAGTTGTCGGTTAGGCTAAACCATATCAGATCGTTTCCGCCCGCTTGCAAGTTCAAACCGTGCCCCGTCGCTTGGGGGTGCATCAACAGTAAGGGCAACTCGCCGGCGTTCCACGTGTCGATCAATCTGGTAGATTCTGTCGCTTTGGTACCGCCCCAAATCAATGGCGCATTGTAGCGCCGTGCCAGCTCGGCGCCCTCGGTGCGGAAGTGGAAAAACAACAACACGTTTTTCCCCTGTAACTCACTAAGCAGATCGTCCAGCGCTTGAAACTTTAGATCGTGCAACAAAGTACCGTCAGCACTTAGGCCCCCAGCGATGCGGCGCGCTTGCATGTACTCCGACCCCGCGTTCAACGTCTTCAATCCGTTAGCTTCGAGGTCGATTTTGTCGAGCAGTGTTTTGATCTGCTTGATCTGTTTTGGGGGTAGATCGATCTCTATATTGTTTTCGATCAACGGCGGCATGTCCAAAAGCTTGTCACCATCCAAGCGATAACAATGCTTTTCGATCTTTTTGTAAATCGCTTCGTCGGCGTTCTGCTTTAGCTGCCAATCCGCATAAACGCCATAGCCCTTGTTCTCAAAATACTGCATGCGGAAGTGGGAAATATAACGACCGAGGGACGCGCCGCAATCGACCAAGTACATCTGGGCGAAAAGGTCTAGCATTGACCGTGGGGTGGGGGTGCCTGTCAAGGCGTAGCGCCGAACAAAGAAAGGCGCCCGCCGTTTCAATATCTTCGTTCGTTGTGCGGACCAGTTTTTAACTTTCGACGATTCGTCGATCACAAGTATCTTATATCGATCTAATAGCCCCCTTTCGTTCAACCACTTCAAAGACTCGAAATTCGTAATATGCAGATCGGCTTCTACGCTGGCTTTCTTCTCTTTGTTGTAGCCCTGGATAACGGAATAGGAGAAATGCTGGAACTGGTTCCATTTCTTGATCTCGGCTGGCCATACTTGGGTGGCGATGCGCAAGGTCGACACGATGAGAGTGGGCAGTAAGTGGCCGCGCTTCTTAAGCTCATGTAGAACCATCAACAAAATAGCAGTCTTCCCCGTCCCGGGGTCCGCGAATAGCGCGGTGTACGGGTTCAGGTAAAGATGGTACGCGGCTTCAATTTGATACTTATGGGGTTTCAGAATCGGCATTGTTCGTTTCTGGTTTGAGGTCTAGCTTTCCTTCAATGCATAGCTGATTCATCCGAGCGATACGCGCTGCTATTGCGTACGCAAGCCCGAGCATTAGAGGGTAACCACATCTTTTACAATAATAACCGGGTTCCCCGTGGGCGTTGTGCCCGAGCTTGTGCCCGAGTAATCTGCACGCCCAGTGCTTAAAGACCGTCATAGTCGCCCCCTCCCGTCCGAAGCATTTTCAAGAGGTACTCGACCTCTTGAGCGTTGTCGATCACGATGTAAACAGGGGGAGTTCCATACTCGACGCTTTTGAATAACCTCTTTAAACGCCTGAGCACAACGTTTTCAAGCTTCATATCCCCTGAACCGTTACTGCTATCGTGCCACATCTCTTGTCGGATTATCGGCTCAAAACTTTTTTCTTTTTTCATTCTGCCAAACTCCTTTCGATCAACTTGATAGTGCAATCAACGCTTTCTTTACTGTTGCACAGGTACGCGGGGTATCCGTAACTCGTCAGTGTGCCTAGCACCGCAAGCTGTCTGTTCAAGTGTTCAACGTCTGTTCGAGCGTTAGGCTCCTTTACTTCTATGAAAACAACTCTACCGCGGCCTTGTCGCGACGGGATGAGAATGGTATTGTCTGGCCACCCTTTCACGCTACGCGCTTCGAGTGCCAGACAATACCAGCCTCGTTTTTCACATTCTTTTCGTAAGTGTTTTTTAACCTTTCCTTCGGGTGTCATTCGTCGCTCCCATACAGTACTTGTTTCAAGCTTTCTACCCCCTTGATAAATTCACTTATTGCTTCGATGTGCGTCCCAGGCCCACACCATAGCATAATGAATAACGCACCAAATACACCACGCTCAAGAGATCCCGGGATTACTCTAAGCGCGTCAAGCAAAAACGCATTCGATCGCCGGTTGAAAAAGTTGTGCAGGCTAACAGGCTCGGCACCTTCGAGTTCCCGGGCAAAGAATATCGCTTTATCCAAATCCAACGCACGCCCTTTCTTCTTGTGTCGAGCGAGGTACTTGATGATTTTGGCGAGTTGATACACCGGCGTCCCATACTGGGCGCCCCAGTCTTTCGGCTGATACTCGCCCGAGTAGTGGCCGTCCTCGTTTCCCGGGCTGACGTTGTGCGCTTCCTTCGGTAGGTTGCAAAACTCGCACACGCCGGAGCCGTTGTCAACATAACCACCGCAGGCTTCCGAGTTGCGATCCGGAGTGTGATAGGGCCCGCCACCGCATTTCGGGCATGGTTCACGCGTCCCCGGTATATGCTCATAGTACGCCCCGCAAGGGCATTCCACAATACTCATATCGCCTCCTTTGTCATCTTGCGCAATACGATCATGACCGCGCCAAGGGCGCCGATGATAATAGTCTTTGTGTCCGCGCCGGATTCAAGACCCGTGATAACGGAGCCGAGTATAGTTATGGCACCCATCCAGATTGTCTTTGATTTCCATTTTGACTTTTTCATTCTTCAATTCCTTTCCAGTATTTGATCGGCAACCCGATCCGCTTTGCATACTCAATCTCTTTCTTGGTGCCCCGCGAACGTTCCCACCCGGGTAGCACCATAACTTCTTCACAAGCTTCGAGTAAGCGGATCCCGTGCTGAACCCATTCATCTTCGTTGAGGGCGTCCTCCCCAAACATCGACTCAAGGTGTGGTACAAAAACGACATACCCAACGCGCCGCAACTCAGACGCTACCTCGACAGCTCTTTGGATGTTCCCTAGTACTTTAGCCCTACTGGTCGCCGAATACGGGCCAGCCAAGTAAATTAATTTTTTCATTCTTCAATGCCTTCCTTTATAATTTCAATGCCCATAGTTGAACCCTAAGAGGTATACAACTTTCTTCCCATTATCGTAAAATGTCTCCTCCCATTCCAAGGAGGCACAACACCCGCGGGAACAACAGAAGTCTAATACCTCGAACAAGTTTCTACGTCTGGCTACCCTAACATCTGTTATAAGGCAGTCGCCAGTCCTCTTGATTCGCTTTGCAAATCGGTTGGTGAGAAATGTTCCGAGCTTCGGTCCGTACCTTCTTTTCATCGACTTAAGCAAGCCGTCATAGTATATACTCTTATTCCGTTTTTCCCATTCTGCCCATGTTTCCATGTTACCCCTTTTCACAACCCTTCATTTCATTGAATGCTTCACTTCCAAAACTTTTTCAGTTACGCGCCCCGTACCGCAACACCAATCGCATTCCAATTTGTTGTCGCAGTCACAATCAACCATCTCCGCTTCACAAGGTCCCACGGAAAACGCGGCGCCCTTGAGACCGCCTAGATCTTTTTGCCATGCCCGGTTGATCGCGTTCATAGCGGCGCCGTAGCCTAACAACCGCGCCGATTCGATAAGCATCTTTTTTGCTTCTTTAAATTGCATCTCTCCACCCCTTCCATTGTTTAAAACGCCGGCGCACTATACGCCGCGCTTTTGGTGTACCTTCGCACGTCCCGCCCTTGGACGCGTACGCAAGCCAACCACCTTCGAGGGACCCGCACTTGCGCCGCCCCAAGTCGGCGAGCATAGCTCCGCACATTATCTGTCCGCGGTAGTGTTTGACGTCGTACCCCGCGTTCTTGCACTTACGCCAATTGCAAGGGTGGATCTGTGATACCCCGATCTCGCCCAACGCGCCGCGCTTGCGTGGGTTAAGCGAACTTTCCCTGAAGAACCAAATCGCCATGAGGTCGGGCGGTTGGTTGTATTTCGCCCCCGCGTCGACAAGAGCGCTAGCGATACCGTGGCGGAGTTCCGCGTTGCGGTTCACAAGATGTTTCGGCGCGGGGGCGAGTAGATGCAAGATTAGTACTGCGATTTGTGCGATCAACGTTCAAGTTCCTTTCGTATCTGTTGCAGTACCGCGCCGCCCGCCTTTGTGGCGGCGTGTCCTTCTCGCCACGATCTCGATCTGCGCTCATACATTTGGCGGGCGAATACGACGTCCTTTTCCTGTAGCGCGTAGAAGCCTAGAAAGTTGTCGTCGATGCGGGGCGTCCGCTTCGGCCTACCCAAGGCATGGTACACGTCACCTTCCGCGAGAAGCGATTCTGTTTCAAAGTAAGCACGCATTCGGTGGTCAAACACATATAGCATTAAAAATGAGGAGTCTGCTTGAAACCGGTGCTCTAGCTCATGGGCGAGATGGGCGAGCAGACCTATACGGTTGACCGCCAAACCCAAACCTTTGAACAATTTCGACGGGGTGAGTAAGTAATACTCATCCTTGTACGGTATGACCATCGAACGCCCCCGCAGATCGAGACCCGCGTGTTTCAGTACCATCTCAAGATAGCGTTGGGGTCCGCGCCGGAAGAACCGACGCCAAGTGATTTGTTTCAATCCGTACTTCTTTAGCGTCGATTTCCAAATCCGTTTTGTTTGTTTTTCGTTCGGCACTTTCAACATTAGAACGTCCTTTCGTTGCACGTAGTACCTTCTTGGCACCGTGCGTAGCCAACTTCACAACACACCGCGGGGGTGACTTCCCCGTCGAAGTTGATCAGCTCTAGGCAGTCGTGGTCAACCTCCCACTCGTGATTCGGTGCGCAGTACATAACCGCGTTGTCTTCGCACTTTGTCGCTCCGACATCGGGGCATCTGTCGCTTTCATCGCATCCGAAGAAAAACACCGACATAACGCCGAATGCTACGCCAAAAACGAAGCCGATCAAAAATTCAAAAAAATCTGGATACCCGTTCATTCTTCTCCTCCAATCAAATCGTTAATGTTGACTCCCGCGGCTCTATCTGCGTCGGAAATGTCACACTTATCAAGGTCTCCCAGCACGCCGGTGAGATCTCCCCACACGCCGGTGAGATCCCCACGCACGCCGGTGAGATCTCCACGCACGTCGGTGAGATCTCCACGCACGTCGGTGAGATCTCCACGCACGTCGGTGAGATTTCCACTAACGCCGGTGAGGTCCCCACGCACGCCGGTGAGATCTCCCCACACGCCGGTGAGATCTCCACGCACGTCGGTGAGATTTCCACGCACGTCGGTGAGATTTCCACTAACGTTGGTGAGATTTCCACTAACGTTGGTGAGGTCCCCACGCACGCCGGTGAGGTCCCCACGCACGCCGGTGAGATCTCCCCACACGCCGGTGAGATTTCCACGCACGTCGGTGAGATTTCCACGCACGTCGGTGAGATTTCCACTAACGTTGGTGAGATTCCCCCAGTACGGTGTTTTAATTTTTCGTAATGCTCGTTTCATGCTTCCCTTCCTTTCAAAATACTAAAGAGTCTAGCCAAAGCCCAAGCTTACCAAAAAGCGTACCAACCGCCCAACCTATACTAATGGATAAACTTACTAAAACAACGGGCTTTATAAAGTGCTCCCAGTCTTCCTTATTCAATAGTCCCATACTTCGATCCTTTCTTCTGTTGCGCATACTGTTTGGCATTCGTTTAAATGTGTTTCCCACATCGCCAACTTAATCATCCTCCATCGGCCCAGCACACTATGTCTCCTCTTATACACCCATTCGGCAGGGTCGTCACTACCAACAAACATCTCCGCCTGTACTTCTCCAAACGTGAGACCTGTTCGGAAGTCAGCATAACTCACCCCGCACACTGGACACACTTTCTCACTTGCGCCCACGCTGCCCGATCCAGCCTTCCACCGCAAGGGGCATGCCCGTTGCCCACAAAGGTACCGCGGTCAATACGTCGGCGATCCAACCATATGCCGCTTGGGCGTCCGCTTCGTCGACGAGGCAGCACACTTCGTCGTGGGTATGCATGATGATTTCGTAACGCTCACTGATACGCAACATTGCGCCCATCAACAGATCCCGACAAAACGCTTGCACGATGTTCTCTACCAACGCGCCGCCCCAGGTGCCGACAAAACCTAAGCTACCATTCAACCGCCGTCCCCAGTATTTGATCCGGTCGGATTCAACTCGTATCCGCGGGTAGAACAGACTACGCCCGGACGGCAGCACGATAGCTAAGCAAGCGACGTTCCCGACCTCACCCATACGACAAGTAACGTTCCGCCCAATTTGTAGGCTCTTTCCGGTGCGGATACAGCGCTTCACCTTTTCGTCAACCTCGTACCAATACGCTCTTACCCGTCGGTGTGATCGGCGGTACGCTTTGACGGCGCGTTCCGCCAATCTCAATTCAATTTCAACACCCCTTTCATGCGCGCTATCCTGTAGCCTTGGGGGGCCCATACCATAGCCGCTCCCGAGTTCTACAGTTTTTCCAAAAAATCTTTCAAAACTATCTTTTTTAACTGCTATCGGGTCCATCCCGAAAATCTTGCCCGCCATGTTTTCGTAGACGCCCATGCCTTCCGTCGATCTGCCTGCCGCTTTCAAAGCATCTTCTTTTTCAAACAGTTCGACCACGTCCCATTGGCCGGACACCCAGTTGACGCCCCGCGCTTCGACGCTCGAGAAATCAAGCGCTACCAACGTTTTGCCCGGGGGCGCGCATATCGACGCCCTTACTAAGCTATCCAGTACTGGCTTGACGGGTTGCCCGTCACAGAAAGCGCCTAGATAGATCTCATGCCCAAGCAAATATGGGATATACTGTTCGGCGATTTCGAGTTTCAACGGCGGGCGTATGAGGTTCTGCATTTGTACGCCTTGTCCGCCACCCCGCCCCGTATGGCCAGCGTAATAACGATAGGCGTCATAGATGCGACCGTTGTTTGCGTAGCGCTGTATCGCTTTGTACTTCGCCAACGCGTTACCACCTGCCAGCTGGCATATTTCCAGTACTCGTACTGTGTCGTCGTCCAGATGGTTTTCGTTTCGGTGTCTAGTCAACGCATGCTCTATCGTCGCCGCTTGCATATCTTCGATAATCATTCGGCGCTGTAGCCACTCTTTGATCCGCTGCTTTTGTGTCGGCCGGTCGGCCGCACCCTTTGTCAGTGTCGCAAGCTCTTTACCTGCATCATCATAGATTGCGTCGGCTTCGACGCATGCCGCATCAACCAAGGGCCGATCAACCGGCACACCGCGAAGATTGATCTCTTGATCGAGTAACCATATCTTTCGCTCCTTCGGTGGCAACGGTCGGCACTTTTTAGCGATGGCGCGCTCCACTTCGACATCAATCACGCAATAGTCAACCAGCTCTCTATAGAGATCGTCGTCGGCGAACCACGGATTACCGCGCCCTTTGTTCAGCCAAGTCGCGCGGGGTTTACACATTTTTTTCATCGCGCTTGAGTCACTCTTTTGCAGATCGATGTCAAGTGCTTTGGCTGTGTCGCCCAATCCGCCGGGTAGCCCGTTGTAGCGTGCGATTGCCATCGTGCACACCCACTGCTCTGGTCGCACCGCTGGCCACCCGTAGTAAGGCGTCAAGATGTGCGTCCAGATCAACCGCTCGAACATCGCATTATGAGCGTATATCAGCGCGCCGCTTAGCACCGCTTCCCGCAGATCGACCGGACACGCGAACCGTTCTTTGTGTAAGATGTGGGCGCGCCGGAACGTGGCCGCGCAAGTCGCATCAAAAACGCCGTCAGCGTTGCGCCATGGTTCGAACCGTTGTATGGGCAGATCGTCCAGCGCGTAACACGCACAAAGTAATTGAGTGGTAGGGTGTAGGCTGTAGTTGTAGGACCCGACCGACACCTTAGCGGGGGACAGTAGCGCGTGTGACCGCGTTTCAAAATCTATGTGCGCTATCCGGGTCAAAACTCGGACCCCCATCTATCTGGGCATATTCGGGAAACTAACATACCCTCGTCACCCGGGAACGCTTTACTTATTAATCGGCCACCACGGATTATAACTTCCGTCATACGCCATTCCTGGACGAACACCCAATAGTATCCAGGCTTCGTAGGTACAACCCCGGTCATACCACCACTCCATTCTCGCCGCATCGTGTCGAGGTCTCTCAGCATGCTGAGCCCTTTCCCGAATGCAGTGCTTCATACACCCTGTTAAACAAATCAGCTATTTCGATATCGTTCGCACAGATATAGTCGAAACTCTTCGCCCCTTGTACGCGCATTATGTACTTAGCGCCATGGAGTTCCTTACTTGCTGGGCTGACGAAATCCACTTCGAGGATCAATGTTTTCGAACTGTAATTGGTCGCCGCGCAATCGTCGCAACTCCCATCAGCGTTCAACTCTGCTTCTTTTTTACAAACAATACATTTCATTTTAAAAAATCCTTTCTCAGAAAAAAAAGCGGGGGCGCCGCTGGTCACGTTTTTGAAGAATCGTCGATTATGAGGGCGGAGTGTTCACCTACCCCCGAATTAATACGGCGCCCCCGCCGATAGAACGTTACTAGAACTCGGTCACATCGCCGACATCGGACACCGCATCGGCGCCGGGAATTGCGTCGGGTGCGTCGAACGACATATCACCGCCGCCGAACGATTCCCCATCTTCGACAAACTGCACGTACCCCAAGCCGATGCTCACCCGTTTCCACTTTTTCGGTTTGTAGAACTGGACCAAAGCCCGCGCATAGCAGCCCCCATAGATCGTGTCGGGCGTCGTCGCGTTCCCCCGCGCATCATACACCGGAACAATGTGCTCGGGCTTCTTGGGGTACTTCGACGCCGTCGCCCAGTGGGTCCACTCGTCGTAACCCGCGAGGGGTTCCCCTTCTTGATTGAGTTTTTCGCCACTGTCGAACGGGTTCACCCCGGGCGCCTTCAGGTGCAACCCGTTGGACGTTGCGCACTTTTGCAGTGCGCGAAGGATCACCGCGTTCATGTCGACGTGGGCAGGCTCGGCGGGGTTGCCCGTGTTGAACAGCATACTGATTTGATACCGATACGCCCCCTGCCCCTGGAATTGTTGCGGTTCGTCCAAGCGGGGGAAGCTCGCGCGAAACACGGGGGTGACGATCTCAATCATTTTTCCTTCGTCTTTGTTGATCTTGCCAGTTTTGAAAACGCCTTCTAATTTCATCAAATCCATTTTCTCTTTACCTTTCTTACTCTACCGGTTCCACTGCGGGACCGGTTGCTCTTACTCGTACAAATGATTTCGGCTTATGCGTCAATTCTTCGATGTCTCGCCCTTTCTTTTTCGCAAGTCGGCGCGCGTCGGTAATTGTGATTGGTGTCTTTTTGATCCGCGTGTATTCCGTTTCGCTGCCCCCAAGGATTTCCGACAAAACGTCGGGTACTTCTTCGGGGTTCAACCAAGTCGATTTCCCTTCTTTCTCCCCCAGTTGCCAACCCGGTACAGAACGGCCAGCGCGCAACTCGTAGTCTGCGCGCTCTCCAACGCCCTTGATCAATCCGTTGATTTGGTCGCCCGCGTCAAGTACCCACCACGGGGAGTCAGCGTGTTCTGCTATATCCAGGTCCCATTTGTATGGTGATCCCTTCGGCGCTTTCGTGACGTTGAGATCGGCCGCTTCACATGCGACGTCAATTGCCAAGCGCTGCAGCTCGGGACACAGTCCGAAGCGTCGACCGGCGCACCACATGCAATGCCGCCCAGGTGTGTATGTTACCTCCTTCTCTTGAGCTGCCCGTGCGGCGCGCTCAAACTCGATCCGTGCGTCAATCAATCGATCTTTTGTCACGATCCACTTTTCAAGACCGTCGCCAATACCACGTGGTTGGTAGATGCCGACTTGGTACACCCGGCCGGGGTAATACTCGGCGACGGCGAGCGCGTACAAGAGGAGTTGTTTGTTCTCTACCACGTGCACCGCTTGCCCGCTGCCCCACTTCAGATCGATAATGATCGCGCTCGACTCGTTGATCAGCAAAATATCGATCTTGGGGTTTTGTTTCGTGCCCGCCAAAGTGATCGGGAATTTCCTTTCGACAATCAACTCGTACCCACCCAACGTTTTCCAGTAGTAAACCTCGTCGGCGATGTCTTCCAGCAGTGCGACACTCTCGTCCGGGACGTTCGGAAATTGCTTCCTGACAAGCGCTTTCATTTTGTCCGATACTTCGGTTGCGTCGGCGCTCGGCGCGGTTAGAAGCGCCTCCTGATACACGTGAGCGTCGGTCCCCTCTCCGGCGTATGGGTTTTCCATGCGCGGCAGCTTTTGCGCGAGGAAATTTACCCGCGCCGCACCCTGGCAGTTGACCCACTGTTCAGCCGCTGACGGCCAAAAAGGTAAACGCTTCATCCTCTGGCCTCGTCAAGTTTCATCTGTACGTCATCATAGACGCGCCGCAGAATGTCAGCAGGGCACCCGCCCTTGTTCTTGTCCGACGGCGCTGCTGTATTTGTAAACCCGTTGGCGCGGACGTACGCCCCCACCACTTTCCGGCCGTCAGCGCCCAACGCCCCTACCCACGCGGTCAACGCGTCATTGAGCAGAACGCGTAACTCCGCCTCGGGGATCTCCGGCTCGGACACCGACTCCGCGACGCCCCCGAAATCGGCGAACGGTTCGTCTGTGTTGTCGAGATCAACCGACGCGGCCTTCTCCGCGGCGGCCTTCTCCGCGGCGGCCTTCTCCGCGGCGGCCTTCTCCGTGGCGTCCTTCTCCGTGGCGGCCTTCTCCGCGGTGGCATTCTCCGCGGTGGCATTCTCCGCGGTGGCCTTCTCCTCACTCTTGTCGGGTTGCGTGTTCGGGTCGCCGACAAAATCCTTACAAGTCTTGGCGTTGGTGCTCAATGCGCGCATATGCGTTGCGCAATACCATCCTGCGTCCGTCGCTTTTGCGGCGGTGCAATCGTAACACGCCCCCGGGGATTCGTGCACCTTGGCACGCTCGGGCACCGGACGGCCGCGGGGCTTCTTCGGGGGCTTGATCTTGACCTCGATCTCTTCCATTTCCGGATTTTCTTTCGGCTCCGGTTGCTCCGGTTGCTCCGGTTGCTCTGGTTGCTCCGGTTGCTCCGGTTGCTCCGTCCTGCGGAACAAACCGATCAACTCCCGGGCTACGTCCAAAATTAGTTCCTTGTCGCACTGCTCAAATTCAATCCTCATTTTTTATTATCCTTTCTCGGAGCTGTTTTGCTCCATTGGTTGATAAGGGGTTCTCGTTTCCCGCCATTTATCAGATGGAGTATCTTGATACAAAAACACGAAAAGGCCTCTCCATTGGCACCATCTGTTATGCGCTATCCCGTACCCGTGCCATGCGCCGTCCTTATCCATTGCGACCTCACGGATCCACGGGTTAGCATGCAGCTTGTGACGACACATGCGCGAATTAAACACCGGGGTGCTTTTATCTTTATTCAACATTTCCATTTTTCTCTTTTTTTGAATTCCTTACTATCTCATCAATGACGCTCTCAAGTTCTTCGTATTTGTCCGCCGTCGTTGGGCTCATTCCGACACCAAAATAATAAGTGCCAAGGATGAAACTGCGTTCCCCAGCCATAAACCCAAGGGTACGCACTTCGTATGACCCAGTGCCGTCGCTGAACCCACGCTTAATTTCCTTAATTTTCTTCATCTGGAACCTCCTTTATCGGCCAGTAGAGGTCGTCTTTGAGCATAGCCGCCCTGCACTCCGGATATGGCCCATCGTCACAAGGCGCGGTCCCATCGCAACCACACGGGTCTTCCTCGTCGTTGTATAACCCATCAATCCCGCGCTGTGTGAGCCACTGAGGAACCATCTCGTGTACTGTTGCGGGCTTTGGTTTTGGCGGCGGCATCGCGGGGCCGAGCCAACGCACGATACTAAACGCCTCTTCGAGTTCACAGAGGTACTCCTCAAAACTGACGTTTTTGGAGTTGTATGCTTGCTCCGATATACGATGTACTTTTGGGTTGTACTTTTTTTCGTGCCTGTCAGAGGTTTCATAAAACCAAAGCCCGGGCTTCGTCGGTCTATTTTTCATTTTTATTCTCCATCGGTCGCCATTCAGACTTTAAAATATCGGTACACTTCGCGCATGGGTTGTGTGTCGGCGGGGTGTCGCCATATGCGCAATCAATGCAAGAATCGGTGACGCGGTAACTACCATCACGAAACGACTCCTGGGCATACTCCCGAGCTTGTGATGCTGGTATCGCGGGGCCGAGCCATTTGAAGTCTCTAAAGTCGGCTTCAATTCTTGTTTTTCTCGACTCAAAATCAAGAAAATAGCAAAACGATCCATCGACTTCTATTACTTTCACGACAGCCTTTTCGCCACCCTGAAATTCGCACCACCAAAACCCGGGCTTCGTCGGTCTATTTTTCATCTCGGCCACCTCGTTTTGGCTCGCTCGCCCCATGGCGCAAACCAACGCTTTTTTGGTTCTGGGTATAATTGTTTCTGTCTTGGTCTATCTCGCCTACCCCATTCACCTCCGTTTGTCATTCCGCCAAAAACAAACCCAGCTGCTCGCAAGGACGTCCCTGGTTCGTCTTCGTGGGTGTACGTCACAAGGTCGGTGGCCCCCATAGCACGCGCAGCTCGCGAGCAAGCCCCGTACAGTTTTGAGCAAGCGTTCCGGTGACCCTCTAGAACGGCAACCCTCAAAATGGAAAGCACGCCAGTGCCTTGCCATGACCTCGCCGGGTTGCCAACGATGGCAACTCCAACCATCTCACCGTCAGCACACACCTGAATGGCCCACATTCCACCCTGTATCCTCTTGAGCTTTCGATGGACTCGTTCATTCCACTTTACGGCGGCCCGTATTGAGCACGGCTTGACGGTGAGCTTGATCACTCCGTGTTTCATCTCGTCTACTCCTCTACTTTGTACAACCGCCGAAGCGATTTGTCCCACGGTGTTTCAAGAAGCGGAGCTGGGTCAGATTTGAATCGGTGATTACGTACAAAGTACATCCTGTCGCTTACAAACTCACGGACGCCGAGATAACAGTTTTTCTTGATTGGTTTCCCCACGTGCACCCAGATCTGATGATTCTCGTCTTTTGCGATCCACTCCGCCCATTCGGGGACCATGACATCGACACACATCCCGTTGTATATTGCGTATTTTTTGATCATCTTTTTCGTTCCGTTTGGTGCATGTATTTATCAACGGCACACATGACGGCGCTTTGTAACCCCATGGCGTATGCGTCCAATTTCCTGTCGGAGGCTTCGCTAAGTTCCGCAACGACGAGACGCCGGTATGTGAGCAAAAACTCTCCCACGATCTCAACAACCGACCTATCGCTTTCGTCCGTAATAACAGCGGTAGTCAGGCGCTTTGCCGCTTCATAGCATCCGCACGCAACGGGATCATGACTTTCCAGTTTTTGTTTAAAAGTCGCCATTTCTTTACTCCTTTATTTTTCACTCTCCAAAATTTCGACGGCCCAGCCAAGATACCTCTGTCTAACCCCCTCCTCTGTCAACGCCGCCGCCCACTCCGCCGACCCCACCGCCCACTCCGCCGCCCACCCCGCATCCTCTCTCAATGCCGCGTCGCCAGTTTCGAGCCAATGCCGCGTTGCACTCGGGCAATCCCAGAGTGGCTCGACGTCCAGCGCCACTCGGCGAGAGTACACACCCCGCTGCTTTGGCGTCATCAGTTCAGTCAGCGCCCACAATATATCAGCTCATGGGATCGGCAGCTCGGCGATCTCTTGCTCGCTCAGACTGTCCCGGCCAGCCCACAACTTCTCGACGCGGCCTCTCGGATAGTCCGGGCACGGTTCGAGATCCATAATATCGTCTACTGTGTAGTTCATCTCTCCTCGCTTTCGAGCACTGCTATTCGCCGTGTTAGATCGTCGATCCTATCGTGTAGATGGGCGCACCAGTTCAGCGCGATCATCAATCCAGTCACCCCAACAGCTGCTATCCAAATGATTGATGTTTCCATCCCGCCTCACTTTCATACCTTGATCGATCCGGTAATTACGACATCGCAGAGTGGAAATGTTGCATCCAAAACGTCACCACTAATTTCGCACTTTGGATTGACGCACATCGACACCATACCGCGATCAGTTGTCCGCATTGTTCTCGTTTTTTTCGCCGCAAAGGGGGTACTTGTTTTCCGTCCGATTTGTATCCGATTCCATCAGTACACTTACTCACAATTCCCACGGCAGGCACCGATTGCAGGCAGCCGCAAACCAGCTGCTTGGGACGGCATCCTCAATTTCGGCCCAAGTCTACCCAATTTTCACCGGGCTCTTTATACGCCAGCGTCGTTCCTGCCGCATCTTCGACTGTTACGACAGTCCCACGGAAAAACTGTGCTCTCGATGCAGCTCGCTTTGCAGCAGTGAGAGTCATTGCACTTGTCTTTTTGGCACCGTCTCTGTGACTGTTTGCGTTCTGTTTTTCGTTGATGTAGTACGTCATTTTCTTTTCTCCTCTCGGTTTCTCGGTTTCTCGGTTTCTCTCGGCGTTATGTCCGCCTCACACTGAGAACTATGCGCTTATATAATCGCCCCGTCAACAAATTTTTTCAAAAAATTTTTTCCGCCAATAAAATCAACAATTTACAAATTTGCGCTTGCGCGCCTACCGCGTAACGAATTATATAACCCTGCTGGAGGTATCAACATGAACGAGGTTTATTACTCTACCGATCAAGTATCCGCACTCCTCGGGGTCGCGGTGTCCACTCTGCACGTGTGGTCGAGCTGTGGCGGGGGGCCACACAGAATGAAGCCCGTCCGCTCCCCCGGGCGGCCCCTGCAATGGCCCCGCACCGACGTACTGCGCGCCATGGCGGAACGAGGGGTGCTCGTACTGCAGGGGGTGGGCGATGACAAATAAGCGGTTGGCCGCGGCCGCTCATGAGCTTGCTATGCTGGGCTATCGGCCGATGCGGATCAACGCCAAAAAACGGCCGGCAGCGGCGACGTTCGAGGCTGCGGCGGCGTCGGATCCACAAGAAGCGATCAAGCTGTTCAGCACCACGACGAAAGCTTGGTTAGGGGTTTGGCTCCCCGATGGTGCGGTCGTGCTCGATTTCGACGCCCACGATCTGCCCGGGACCGATCAGGCCAAAAAGCTGGAGACTGTAAAAAAGCGACGCGAGCTATTTTATGGGATTTTTGGACTGAGCATCCCTACAGATTGTCCGTCGGACGTATCAGCGGGAGGCGGAATAAGGGATTGGTTTAGGTCGCCCCCGGGGCTCACGGTACGGCAAAAAGTCAAGCTCGTACCCAACGTCGACGTCAAGGCGGGCGGGGTACGGGACGACGGCGATCTAAAAAAGATCCTTGTTGCCGTTGCGCCATCGGGGCCTGTCGACGGCGGGGGGTGCTACTACTGGACTAAGCCTCTTGTCCGATCTGCCGATCTGCCGATCTGCCCGCGGCCCGTGCTGCGACTGCTGGCGAGTAGTAAAAAGGCGCAGACGAGCGCATGTCGGTACTACGAGCGATTGACGTACTGGCTAGAGCAACTACCAAAAATCCAAGAAGGAGAGCGCCGGGACAAGTGGCGAGACGCGGTGCTAGAACTGGCTGGGTTTGCGGCGCCTGCAGGACTATCGATTGATTGCGTGCGTGATCGACTGGTAGACGCTATCAATGAGACCGGATTGGGCTCCGACGAGATAGAGACGACATATGCCGACAGCGCCCGAGACGGTGCGGCGAAGCCCCTAGATGCCCTCGGGGAAAAAGCGGACGGAACACTTGTACACCAATTGATCGAGCTGGCCAGACTCGGTACAACACTATTTCCGTCCGGCGATACAAGCTATCTATACGACGACGAGACTCACGCGACGTACGAGCTGACGGGCTGTAGAGAGACAGAGAATTGGTTAGGTGGGCGTTGGCTCCGTGCGCATCCAGATCGGCCAGTGCCCACGAACCAAATGTCCGACGCGATTAAAAATCTATCGATTGAAGCGGCGCAGAACCCGCAGGCGCCCGTATTCGGTCGCTTTGGCGCGGTCAACGGCAATGTATACTACCACTCTGGCGGGGAGGACGTGGCAGTATTGAGCACAGCGGGGAGAGAACACCGGTCAGCTGCAGAACTGGCCAAGAGCAGAATTTATTTCCGGCCGCCGCAGGGGGTGACCCCGGCCGCCGATCTAGACTTCCAAACCGCGGTCGAACTCATGAGTAATCTGTTTCCAAACCTCACCCACGGATCGATCTGTATATGTCTGGCTTGGGCGCTGTCGGCGCTTAATCCGCGGGTGCGGGTGCCGTTGCTCGTACTGTCCGGAGCGCAAGGGAGTGGTAAGTCTGTGCTCGCCGCCACGCTCAAGTTGATACTCGACCCCAGTGGCGCCGACGACATCGACGCACAACTGAGGACGTTTACCGATGACGCCAGAACGTTGACAAATATGTTCGGGCGGGAAGGGGTGACGGTGTTTGACAACGTCTCACGCATCCCCGTGGAAGCTCAAGATTTGCTTTGTCAGGTCATCACGGGGGGGGAAGTGGAGGCTAGGCGATTATACACCGACGGCGATATGAGGCGCGTCAAGCTCCGTTCCCGTGTGATCGTCACATCGATTGTGCAACCTGTCTCGCGGGAAGACTTGCTTAATCGGTCTATCGCGCTGGACGTTGCCACGCTGCCCGGCGCCCAACAGAAAAAAGAATCGACGCTAGAGACCGACGTCAAGCGGACGGCGGCGTTGATACGAGCCGCGCTGCTGGACGCCACGCCTGCGGCGCTACGGGGCGGTGTGGTCGATGTTCCACGCGTGCATCGGTTGCTCGACTGGTTGGAGTACGCGGCCGCGGGCGGGGCGGTGCTGGGGCTAGAGCCAACGGAACTGTTCGACGCGGTCGCAGACAACAAACAAAAAATAGTTGACGAGCATATGTCAGACAACCCCCTTGCCCGGGCGCTCATGCGCATCAATAAACCGTGGGAAGGGACCGCAAGCGATCTGCTTGATCTGCTCGACCCCGATGAGAGACGCGCTTACAAGTCGGCGCGGGGGGTGTCTGCGGCGCTGCAGCGCCTCGAACCCCATCTAAAAGACTACGACATCGAAGTCGAAAAAATCCGCACAAAAAAATCTCGAGTGATGTTAATTACCGGGATAACCCACCACGAAAATAAAATAGATGAGTATTAAAAACGGGTGATGGTTGCAAAACCCAACCGTCACCACCGTCACCTTTTTGCACAAATACACGGTATTTTTCTATCGCGATTACAGATGTTTTGTAGGCAGTACAACCATCTTACAAAGTGGATCGACGAAATGGAAAACATGGAATACTTGACGTACTTTTTAAGTGCTTACCAATGTTTTGTAAAGTTACAGTTGTTTTGTGTAAAAGGGTGACGGTGGTGACGGTTGGGTGACGGTTGGGTTTTGCAACCGTCACCCCTTAAATCGCGGTAATCATTGTTTTATAGCGGAAGGGTGACGGTATGACGGTTGATCTCTTTCTTTTTATAAAAAAGAAAATTGAGAGAAGAGAGATGGAAAAGAAGGAATATATAGAAAGTATGGAAAAGAAGAAGGAGAAAAAGAAAAAATAGGGGAGAAGAGATATATAGATTATGGCGATCCAACCGTCATACCGTCACCCTTCCGCTAAAACGCAATCGTCTCGGTAACTTAAGGGGTGACGGTTGCTTTTTCCAACCGTCACCAACCGTCACCAACCGTCACCCTTCCGCTAAAACGCAATCGTCTCGGTTACTTAGGAGGTAACGGTTGCTTTTCGAAACCTCGGACGTAGACGCCCCTCCCGCTTGGGCTGGAAACACTTCCGGGATTCTTCCGGAAACACTTTCGGAAACACTTTCGGAACTACTTCCGGAAACACTTCCGGGATTCTTCCGGAAACACTTTCGGAAACACTTTCGGAACTACTTCCGGGGTCTTTCCACCTACCTCTCTCTCGCTTGCGCCTTGTTGACCCCACGTATTAGAGTCACGGTATGACAGGGTTGACGAAAACAGAGATTGACGATCTTGGGCGTGCGGACCTGCAGTCCCTCTTGCGCCTCCGCACCCGCATCCTAGCTGACCTTGAGATTGTGTCGCCCCTGCAAGACCCCGACAAGGTGCAAAAGCTCACAATCGCCGTGGAGCGCGTCCAACATGCGATAGAAGCACTCGACAGAGAAGTGGTTGATGACACTGCACAACGCATCCAGGTGTTTTGGGATGATGACATGACCGCCGCTTTCCTTGATCAACACATAGGCCCATGCCCCGCACGTTTCCCAGCGTAGACGATCTGCGGGAGCTGGGTCCTTTTGAGCTTGCCCATTTCCGGACGGTCGTTCGAGAGTGTTTTACGTTTTTTTGTGACTACGTTTTTTGGCTCCGCTGGGGGACCGAATATCAGTGGTCACCGCTACACCGCATCATCGCCTACACTCTACACCGCGTTGATCTAGGTCTTGAGAAACGCGTTATCATCAACGCCCCGCCTCGGATGGGTAAGAGCGAGACGATCACAATCTATTGGCCTTCGTGGTGGTTCTGCCGGGAACCGCGGTGCAACTTTATCGAGACAAGTTATTCAAAAGATCTCATAAACGACATGTCCGTTGCGATTCGGGACATTCTGTCGTTACCAGAAATCCAGTTTCTGTTTGGGGTGGAACTGCGGGAAGACTCCCACGCGAAGAATCTCTGGCGTACGAAAGAGATGGGTGGATTGAAGGTGAGCCCCACCAAAGGCCAAAAAACTGGCTTCGGTGCGGGCCGCTTAGCTCCGGGCTTCGGCGGCGCGTTTATTATCTCCGACCCCGTCAAACCGGCTGACGCCAAGAGCGTTCCAGCGATGGAACACGCCAACAACACTTTTAACTCGACCGACCGCAACCGGCTCAACTCGGAAGACACCCCGATGATAGTGGAGGCGCAACGACTGGCGGACAACGATCTATCCGGTTTCCTGCTGGGGGGTGGGAGTGGGGAGCGGTGGACTCATGTTCGGATCCCCGCCAAGATAGACGAGGCGGACGAAGAGCGCGCCCGGGAACGATACAAAACAGATTGGGATCATGGCGACCCGGTAGAACTGACGCTACCCGAAGGCTACATCTGGCCGGAGAAGTACGGACCGGAGCGAGACGAACAGATGTCGGTAACCCCGGATATTCGTTCCGCACAGTTTTTCCAGAATCCTCAGATTCACGGCGGTGACTTCTTCTCCGCCGGCTGGTTCAAACGTTACGACTCGGTTGACGTCGACACCGGTTTCTCGCCTCACGTTTTCCGGGACGGGGAGAAGGTCCGGATCGAGACCATGAGCATCTTCGCCGACACTGCACAGAAGAAAGGCGAGCAGAACGACTACACTGTTTTCGAGCTGTGGGGTTTGGGCGAGGACAGAAACATATACCTGATAGATCTGCTACGGGGCAAATGGGAAGCGCCCGAACTTGAGGTCGAAACGAAACGGTTTATGCGCCGGTACGCGCACAAGCCGCCTCGAAAATATGGGTGGCGGAATATCTATATCGAGGACAAGAGCTCGGGGTCGAGTCTCATACAGCAGCTCCGACGCACTGTTGACGCGCCCCGGGTGTGCGACGTCCAGCGCGGTACGGACAAAGTGTCGAGGGCATATGGTTGCATTCTGCCGATCTCCCATGGGCGGGTGTGGATTCCGAAGTCGGCGGCGTGGGTGCCGGCGTTTCTCGCGGAAGTAACGGCGTTTTCGAAATTCGATTCGCACAAACACGACGATCAACTTGATCCGATGTTTGATGCGATAGGAGTTCTACTCGGGAAAGGCGTCCCCATATTTGACAGAGTATGACGGCGCGTGGCAAGTGGAATAGAGGAGCGCTCATATGACGATCAAAAGTTTAGTCCAAGTCGCTGTAAATAAATTCCCGCGTCTCGAAAACATTGTCGTCGGCAATGAGTGGCCCCCTCACTCCCACGCTGACCATACCGGACTGGACGCCGACGATCATCTCCACTACATGACGACGGCCGCGGGAGTGGATCGTCAGTTCACTGGCGATGTCTATTTTCAGGCGGACTTACGCGGTGCTACAGCGCTTCGGGTTGATGATTACTATCGCTACCTCCACACCGATGGGGGCGGCGATTGGACGTCTGACGGCATCCTCCTTTCCGCCAATCAAGCGGAGTGGCAGGACGCCTATGATTTATTCGGCGAGGAAAGATCGATACTCGGATTGATTACAGGCGTTGCCGGACTGGTGACGGGCGTCGAGACAGTCAACGGCGCGGACGGCGACGTTGTGATACAGGGAAGCACATACATCGGCGTGTCGACGTCGGACCCTACGATCACAATCTCTTTGCTTGACCACGTGAGCACCCATGAGGACGGCGGCTCCGACGAGCTGAACGTGCAAGGGTTGTCTGGCCGCTTGGCCGATCCGCAAATCGCGGGTTGGTTAACGAGCTTGACGTATCCCATCTCCACGTCGGCGCCGTCGAGCGGTCAGTCTCTCGTTTGGAACGGCTCTTACTGGGCCCCCGCCACAGTGACAACAGATATTACAGGGCTGACACCTTACGCTGTTTTGTATGGGGGCGTGGGTGGCGGGATAGCGCAAGAGTCACACTTCGCCTACGACCCCACGGGGAATCAGCTCAAAACGTTGTCGGGGTATCGGATCGAAAATAGCACGAATGGTTCGTTTGTCGGGACGATAGAAGGCGCCGGGACGTCGTTTGATTTCATCGCGACCAACGGCACGGTTGATACCAAGTTCACTTTCACTGATTCGTTTTTGTCAGGGCAAACAGGTGGCGCGCGTATCGCCGACG